GTAGTATCTAGGATAGCTTTTGATAAAGTGAGACCCAACTATTATGAAGTTAAGTCCGAAAACAAAAATCCAATGATAAACCACTATAAACAATGGTTACTTCAACAAGGCTTTTTATATATTGTAATCCCTAATTAAAATTTAGATATAATAACGGATAGGAATACTATCAAGGATTATTATCAATGGGCAGAAAAAAATCACATAAACCAAAACCGCCACAAAGACACTTTAAAGATGGTCTTGTTAGCTTAACAAATAGTCTTGCTAATTCAAGAAATGTTCAAGTAAACAACATCATTGTTAATAATCGTATATCTTTTGAAGAAAATAATAATATCTATAAAAGCGGAATGGGGAATAAAATTGTTAATATTAAAAACAATACCTCATACAAAGAAGGTTTTATATTCGATTCAACAGCAGATGAAAAATACTTCGATAAGTTCCTATCTAAAAAAATCAAACTCTCTTCGTTATGGATGATGGCTTTCGGTCGTGGAATATTCGTAATAATTGAAAAAGACAAGAAACTTATTAAACCACTATCACCAGAAGTAAATAAAAACACTCTAACTTTTAAAGTCTTTGATGGCTCGATGGTTACAGCAAACTCTACGGACAGAGACTTGATGTCTGAAAGATACTACAAGCCCACTACATACCAAGTAAGAGGCGAAACAATACATCACACAAGAGTTATTGATTTTACTTACATACCAGTAAGAGAAAAGGATGCGCCAACATATCAATATGCCGGAATGTCTGAGTTTGAATTAATCAATGAACAACTTAAAAATGATGGCGTTGTAGAAAGAGCAGCACCAGCAGTTCTTGAAAAAAGCTCAACAGTTTATTATAAAGTAGAGGGATTCAAGCAGGCACTACAAAACAAACAAGAGGGCAATTTATTAGCATACTTTTCCGCACTTGAAAATCTAAGAAGTGTTTATGGCGCTGGTATAGTTGACTCTAAGGATAGTGTTGAAAGTTTAACACAAGCACTAGCAGGCCTAAGTGAAACAGATATGATTACACTAAGAAGACTTGCATTAGTTACTGGGATTCCTTTAGCAGTATTAATCGGTGAAGGCGTAAAAGGTCTTGGGGCAACTGGCGAAAGTGAAATGACAACTTTCTTCATGATGATACAAAATATCCAAACTGCTTACTTAATAGACCCAATCAACGAAATAATGGCAAAGCTTGGCTTAGGCGATGTTGAGTTTAAACAACCGGAACAACAAACGCCAACAGAAAAAGCAACTCATCAAGGGATAATTCTTGACAATGCTATAAAGCTTTTTAACCTTGGTCAAGAGGTGGAAGGCTATCTAAGTGAAAACGGTATTAAAACTGATGATACGTTTAGTTTGTTTGAAGATTCTGATATTGACGAAAAGGATTTAAAAGATGTCAAAGAATAACTTAGAAAAAGATAAGCCGAAAAAGCCATCCGACCAGCCGATAACATCTAGCGCAGGCTACAAAGAGTGGGGAGATATAGGGAATGAAGAGAGAGGCGATATCTAATGCCAATCGAACTTTCAGAACAAGAGCGCACTAAAAACAAATCAAAAGAAGAAATAAAACTAAGAGGAATTAAAACACCAATGACTCTTGAACAAAAAATGCGTAAATTTAATCGCTTCATGGTTAATGAAATTAGAAAACGCTTTGAAAACCAAGTGCTTAAAAAACTAAATGTTTCTACGATAGAAAAGTTTGAAGATGCTCAAATCGGAAACTATGCCGTTGTATTTGACAAGCTATCAAGAGCCTTTCAAAAAAAGATAAACAAACAATTCTCTCAAGAGAAGATTAATAAGTTTGTTAAAGGTCTGTATAGCGAAACAAATACTTTCAATAAAAAACAATTCGCCGGAACAGTTAATGCAAATCTTGGCATTGACTTAGATGAAGTTTTAAAAACAGATGGTTTAAATAGCTTTGTTAACGCTAAGACACTTGAAAGTCGCGGGATGATAGAAAAGCTAAAGAGTGAAACTATCGCAGCGTACAAGCAAAATACACTTAGAAGAATGAGCGCCGGAAGTAATCTCAATGATTTGTTTCAGCAAGTTAAAAAAGACACAGGGCTGAAACTTAAGAATGGTGACTTGATAGCACGAAACGAATTAAAAGCATTTAACAGTGAACTGTCTAAAAAAAGAGCAGAAAATGTTGGCATCACTAAAGCGATTTGGAGAACTGCAAAAGATGAAAGAGTAAGAAGTTGTCACAGATTTTTAGAAGGCAAAGAATTCACAGTTGGCAAAGGTTTAAAATGTCCTGATGGTCGTGGGCCAATTGAGCCGGGCGAAGAAATAAATTGCAGATGCGTAGCTGAATATATAGTGGAGTTTGATTAATGGCAATAATACCAATAAGGATAATTGTAACCCCGACATGGACAGACATAACAGACCAAGTTAAACTGCTTGGAGTAATCGAAGAAGAAGTTGTTAATATCTATCATGACGGTGTTCAGTTAATAGAGGTTTTAATAGACACTGTTGGCGATGTTGTAATAGATAGTTCTTTCGATAAACAAGGTACTCTAATACTAGGCTCACAAACAGAGTCTTTTCCTTTCACTCAGACTACTAAATTTTGGGTCAGAAGAATTAAAAGTGAGTTAAAGCCAACTAGTCAAATCAAAATAAGTAAACAACTTTTTAATGCTAATGTAGGTGGTTCGGTTGCAATACATGATGCGCTTATTCAAAAGTATTTTACTTATAATGAAAATGGTCAATTAGTAGAAGAGATAATAATAGATACGACAAACAACACAGCAACAGTTAGGAAGTTGACATATAATGAAGATGGAACATTAAACAGTTGTATAATTACAGACTTCCCACTAATTAACTGTGCGGATAGTATAGGTGGTGCAGATGGCACTTTATGGCTACTGGATAACACTTTAGCAATTCAATGTACTTTATGTAAGGAATAAAAATGGCATTAGACCCAATATTAACAGATGGCAGCGAGACAGGTAAAACGATAGCTGATAAAGTAAACTTAGGTTTTGCACAGACAGATCAAAATGAGCAAGATATAATAACGCTGCAAGACTTCAATACAATAAAGCTTACCCCTCAGGTATCTCCCCCTTCGTATCAAGAGGGGCAACTATATTATGATGAAGAATGTGGAACTCTTGACGTTCAAGGAAGATATGACGATGTAACTCTCCAAGTAGGGAGAGAGCAACAAATGGAAGTCATAAATAATTCTGGCTCTATTATTGCAAATGGAAAACCAGTAAGGCACAATGGGGTATCAGCTGGTTTCCCACAGATTGAACTTGCGCAAGCTGACACATTTACTCATGCCATCATATTAGGAATGACAACCCATGAAATAGGAATAGGGGAAAAAGGAATAGTCACTACTTTTGGGATTGTTGCAGACATAGACACATCATTACTACTATTAGGCGCACCAATTTTTCTTAGCGATACGGTAGCCGGAGGACTAACTTCAGTTGCTCCTGATATTGCCACGCAAGTTGGAGGGGTATTGACACTAGATGCTTCCTCTGGAAAATTTTTTGTTTCTGTAATAAATAATATTACTCTTCCTACTGTTTTAGGGCTTCTGCAAAATCAGACAGGATCGGGAGTATATAATCTTACTGCCACACCGCAAGACCTTCTGAATTATGACAAAGAGGGAAGCATTTTAATGGCTGTTGATAAACTACTGGGAACTATTGATATCCCAGCTGATGGTTTTTATCAAGGAACTTTCACGGCAGGGATTTCCTTTCCCTCCGCAACTTCTACAAGAACCATAGATGTTGACATATTTGAAGAAAATGGAAGCGCTCTCGTCAACAGCTTCCCCTTTAATGTTCCAAGAGACGCTACAGAGGCAGGGATTAGCTTTACTGCCAAATTTGAAGCCTTTCAAAACCAAAAATACATAATGCAGTTAAGCTCAACTCCTAATATGACAATAACTTTCTTAGGTGTGTCAATGGACATAAACTCAGTAAGGATATAAAATGATAGAACCAATAGAAGTAAGCTTTCAAGATAAACATATATTTACATTCGACGCACAAAACAAAAAAGTTATTAGTATCAGAGACGGCTTTCAAGAATACATGGGAATCGAACTTGGGCTACAACCATTTGATAAAGTTTTTAAAATCGTAAGAGACAAAGACGACATTATCGAGTTAGCCGACAAGCTTGTAAATCTACCAATAACAGATGAACACATTGAGCCTGATGGACTAATAGATAATAGTATGATAAAAGGGTTTATTGATACAAGCGAAGCTGTAGAGCATAGAGATGTTGACACAGATACGCACGTTATAGTTAAAAATGGTATTAAATTAAACGAAAATATGGTACAATTAGTCAACAACGGCAAAAAAGAATTAAGTCTAGGGTATAAAGCAAAGCTTGTGCCTCACGATTTATATGATTTTAAGCAAGTTGAAATAGTGCCTCATCATCTAGCTATTGTAAATAATGGACGGTGCGGCGATATTTGTAAATTCACAGATGGAGACGATATGAAGGAAAAAGAAAAAATCTCTTTCTTAGATGCAGACGGTACTGTTTCGCTTGAACGAGTCATGGAACTTGCACAACAACTACCTGAAGTTATAAGTAAGATGGATATAAAAGAACTTGGTAAACTTGTTCCTATACTTGAAAAAGTTATGGCTTCTGCTGGTATGAATGCAGTTGAACCTGAGCCTGAAGAAGAAGAGGAAGTTATACCTGAACCGGTAATAACTGACGAAGAACTTGACGGTAAAGAAAAAGAGGTAGCAACTAAAGCAGTTGAAGAATTTAAAGATTCTAAATGTTTTATTGATGCACAAATTAAATTCGCTGATGAACGTGTGGTATGCATAGAAAAAGCAAAATCATTTTTAGATGATGCTTATGTATTCACAGGCAAATCAAATGTTGAAATTATGGGTGATGCTTTAAAAGCAGAAAAACCAAAAGAAACATTTAAGGATGGCGAAATATCAGTGGCATTTAAAATGCTTAATAACAAAGCACCTATTGATGATTACAAAAAGTTTGGCGACAAACAAGCTGAATCAAAATGGAAAAAAGCAGAAAGTGAGGAAGTATAATGGCATTTACAGAAGGAGTATTACCTGAAGTAGTACAAATTGACGAAGGTGAAGTTTTAACAACATCACCACACAATATCGATAGTTTTGATAAATTTGAAGATGGTCTTAAGATTGGTCTTATTGCTAAGTTGGATACAGGAAGCGTTGATAATTTAGATGGGTCTGCAACTCCTTTGCTAGTTGGTGTTCCAAAGCGTAAAGTAAATAAAGCAATCGGAAGTGATACTTATGTAGCAACTCCAGTTAATGGTTTAGCTGATAAAGTTGCGGATGTTTGTGACTTTGGTCGCGTAACTGTCCTTATGACAGCAACAGCGGTAGCAGCAGCAACAGCAGAGCAAGGCGCTCAAGTATACGTTATCAATGGTGTGGCAAATGCAGACAATGGGAAAGTAACTGATAATGTTGCTGAAACTGAAGCTCTTATTGTGACAGGCGCGGTTTTCAATCGTGAGAAGAAATCGGGTGTTTGGGTTATTACTATCCAAAACTACTTAGTATAAGGAACTAAAAAATGAAAAAAAATACACTAAGCAACCTTATAAATCTTAAGAGTTTTGAAGATGCAGAAAAAGCATCTATGAACTTTAAAGATGATGCAAGTGGTACAATACTTGCGAGACATTTAGAAGCAGTTGATCCAACTATATTCAAACAACAATATACAGGCTTAACTTTCCTACAAAATGGAATTTCTGTAAATAATACTGGTGGATGGGCTGAATTTATTACTAAAATCAAACGTAGTATTAAAGGAGACTTCTCTGATGGAAGTGGTGCTGATAATACAGATGGTAAGATTTCAATCGCTGCTGAATCTGATTCAATTCCTGTTTTTCTTAAAGAAGCATTTTCTGAGTGGTCAGATGCCGAAATTAAACAAGCAGACCTAGAAGGAAGAAATCTAGTATCTGAACTGATGGAAGCTCATAACGAACTTTACAACAGAAATATTGATACGATTGGTTACACTGGTCAACTTTTTAAAGATGGCTCTACAAAAACAACAGGGCTATTAAACTTTATTGGATTTATTTCTGATACTGGTACACAGGTTGGTACAGGCTCTGCAACTGATGATTACAACCAAATTAAAAACCTTATTGTTTCTCGTAGAACTGCAGCAGCAGGGAATGAAACTTTAAACCCTACAAACGTAACAATGCCAACAAGAGTATTTGAGTTCATTTCGGGTGCAATTCTTAATACAGCAGGGACAGGCGAAACAATTCTTGAAGCACTTGTTAGAGCTTACCCTAGTATTACTTTTGGAGTTACAAGCAAAGCAGAGTTTACAGGTGGTGCAGCAACAGCAACAGTTTGTTTCTCTGCGAACGACAGAGCAATGATTATGAGAATTCCAACGCCTCTTGAAATCGGTGAAATTATTAAAACTGGTTCATTCAAATTTCAAGTTGAATCACGTTATAGAATCGCTGGTCTTGATGTTATCGAAAACTCAGCTGGTGAAATTTTAACAGGTCTTTAGGACTTGTTAAAACATTAAGGGAGACATAATGGCAAAAAGAAAGAAAAAAACAGTTGATACAGAAGTTCAAACTGTCGAAGACGTTGCAGTTGTTGAACCAAAAGTTCAAGTTGTGGAATCTTCTTATATCGTTAAAAAACTTATCGCTAATCCATTAAGATTAAGTATGTCCCTTGTTCTTAATAACCATAAGCCATTTACATTAACTGAAGAGTTGCTTGCAAATGAAATGTTTATGATGAAGATAGAGCAATTAATATCACTAGAAAAGCTAGAAAGAGTTTAGCATGGCATTTATAGATGACTTCAAAACACGTTTCCCAGAAATACCTGAAGCAACAGTTGATAAATATTTTCCATTAAACGAAAACACATATCAATGTTATTTCAATGCGCTTTACGTCGGTGTAGCAGGAAATTGTAATGATGAAGCTATCTTATTGCTAATGGCTCACCTTATTACTATTGACAGCAAAACAGGAACATCATCTAAAAAAGATGCAGTTTCAAAATCTGTCGATGGGGTAAGTATTTCATATGCTGTTCCAACATCTACGAATCAGAATGATATATTTTTTATGTCTACAAGCTACGGCCAAAGATATTTGCAAATTAGAGCATTTAACTTTGGCGGTGTTTTTGTATAATGTTTTGTGTAGGTTGAATTATGAATGAATTAAAAAGAAAGAAAAAATTCGACCTTCAGAAGAAGATTAAATCATTAAAAAACATATCAGTAAAAGTTGGATTTCCAAGCGAAAGCCAAGAAACAGAATCAACAGATAACGAAGGTGTGTCAGCATTGTTTAAAGCAACTGTTAACAACTTTGGTATTGGTATTCCAAAAAGACCTTTTGTTAATATAGCTTTTGCTAAAAACAAAAACAACTACACAAAGATAGTAAAAAAACAATTGTCAAAACTAGAAACAGTAGACTATAATAGATTTATTAATCTACTGGGTGTTAAAGCACAGGGCGATGTACAAAAAGAGATAACGGCGCTAAGAAGTCCACCGAATAGCTCAGTAACTGCTAAGATAAAAGGAAGTTCAAATCCTTTAATTGATTCAGGACACATGCTACAATCTGTTACATTTATTGTGAAGGCTAAATAATGGACGACTTCGAATTATACGAAGAAGTAATAACGGAATTTTCAAAAGATTTTACATTTACAAGATTTACAAAAACTAAGAATAATCTTGGTAGAGAAGTCCTTACTCCAATAGTCCCATCGACAGTCATATTTTGTTATATTCATCCCGCAAGTGATAAAGAGATTCGTGATGTTTCAAGGGAAGGTTATCATATAGAGAACATGGTGAAAATCTTTGCTAGCGAAAATGCAGATATCTTAATAGACGACCAAGTAGAATACAGAGGTCAAAATTATAGAGTGATGAAAGACAACATAAAGGTTGTGGGGGATTATTCAAAATTCTTTGCTGAATTGGTGGTAGACTAATGATTGACTATAGACCGATAATTGTCCAATATATAGAAGACAAGCTAAGTAACATTGATGTTTCTGATGGTGCATTGACTTTTGAACAGCCTAACGGTGATTATGTAACATTCTATGTGTTAAATGAAGAAAAAGCAAGTTTCGTAAATAATACAAGTCAAGAAGTTAACTCGGGCAACCCAACTTTTCTAGATGTTAAATACACTCCAACGACGGTAGTAACTATGAGTCTTGACATTAGGGGCGAAAATAGTTTTCTTAATGCTAGAACTTTATATAATAGTTTAGATACAATATCGAATAAGGAACTTCTTGCGAGTCAGGGTGTTTCATTTATGGGATTAGGTGCGATTAGTTCTTTACCTCAACTAAAAAACACTAGAAATGAAGAAGGTTATCTATACGAGTTAATATTTAGCTATGACAACAGTCATACAGAAGAGGTTTTAATAGCGGATATCGTTACATTAGATCAAGAAAATATATCCATCTCAACATAAGGAAAAAAAATGGCATTAAATCGTAGAGCAGTCACAACAGATGTAAAAAAAGAACTCGTTACATCATTTGTGGACATAAATAAAACAGTTGCTTTAATAAGTGATACAACAGTAATCACGGAACTAAAAAGACTTTACACAAACTTAGAGGAAGTTGCTGCAGACTTTCTGACAACTTCTCCATTCTTCGCAATGGCTAAGGCATACTTCGATGAAGGTGCAACGCAATTATATGCTGTTCCAGTAACTGGCGAAAGCTCAGGAACATACACATCAATCGCTGTAACTGTTACAGATTTCACATCAATATCAGATGGAACATTTGACATTACTATTGATAGTGTTATTCAAAGTGCATTAGCAATGGATTTCACATCGGACACAAGCGTTGCGGAAATAGCAGTAACAATCAATGCGGTAACAACTCCTCTTGGCGCAAGTGCTAGTGTAGGGATAGGTAATTCAATCGTATTAACATCACTTACGACGGGTTTAACTTCATTAGTTACAACAATGGCAGTCGAAGGAACAGGGACAGACTTATCAGTTCTATTAGCAGAATTTTCTACAACATCAGGTGATAAAGATATTACTGGAAAACTTACAGAGCTAGAAAATGATAGTGATCCTGCATTTAACTTTGTAACAGTTGGAATGGATAAAGCATTAGGAATCACTAAACAGATAGATGAAGCGGTATTAACGCAATTTGTATTCAATAAAGAATATGATGTTAGTATTGACACTAGCGAGGCAGATGTTATTGCTGGAGTAACAACAGATATCGCATCTGTTAATAAATTATTCTATGATAACTTAAGCGGTGATGATAAATTAAGAGTTGGAAATGTATCATTCTTTTATACTGATGATATCACAGACTTTGTGTCATTTGGTGTGATGGGAAAACTAATGTCAAAAGACATTGGAACTCAAACAGTTAAATTTATGAAGCCTAAAAATAGTGACGCTGTATCAATGACGAACGCGGAGCTTACAAACACGCTTAATAAAAACACTAATGTTTACACGGGTACAAATGAACGTATCGGGAAATCTTTCGTAAAAGAAGGAACAACATTAAAAGATGGTGATTTTATAGATACTTCACTTGGTTCTATTTGGATTAAAGTTCAACTAGAAGAGTCTATTTATAATCTGTTGACAACAGTAAAAGTTCCAATTAGTCTTGATGGATTTACGCTACTAGAAAATACTGTAAACCCAGTATTCGAGCTTGGAATTACACAGGGAATTATCGATGGAAATGCAGATGTTCCATTTACGATAGTGTTTAGTGCGGGCGATGTACAAAATCGTGAAATCATTGGTAGGTATTCATACTTTGAAGAAGTTGCAGGTCATTTCATAACAAATACTGTAACTATTAGAACAGAGCAATAAGGAATTAATATGGCTGAACAAACAAAAGGATTAATATCTTTCGTATACGGCGGTATCGCGATTAAAGGTCTTGCGGAGAGTTCTTTGACTTATGATATCGGAGAACGTGGAGACACATTGAGTGCTCTTGATGCAGTAGTGCATGTGAAACGCAATAAAAATGCTATTGTTACTGGCATAACTGCAAATATTGTTAAAGGAACAGAGGGCTTAGACGATTTACTTCTTCAAATTCTATCAGATATAAACTTTCCTTTAACAATAAATGATGAGGGAACAGGTTTTAAAGGGGGCATGGCTTCCGCGAATGCTACTCAAGTTACTATCGGTGATTCTTCTGGTGGAACAGATGTTGAAACTATTTCTGTTACATTTAAAGGTAACTTACAAATACTTAGTTTAGAAAATTAAGCGAGGGTCTTCCCTTGGCTTAACCATTTAACGAAGCCCATCCTACCCCTGCAACTCTCCGGATGGGTTTCGTTAAGTGGAGAGTTGCAACCTTTTCACTAATCTAATTAAAGGATTAGTATGACACTAATTAAAAAAAACCTAAAGACAGTAAAGAATAAACTTTTATGTGAACTTGAGGACTTTGTATTTGAAAGCATTGCTCCATTAATGTCTAATAAAGAAAACCTATCTTCTGAAAAACAAGAAGAACTTTCCGCTGTTTTAATGAACGGAGTAATGGATACTATTAAGCTAAACAGCACTCGTTTCACAATAATTTGTTATACGAATGGAGATGGGGAAGAGCTAACGGAAGATGATTTAGTTGATATACCTTTAAAGTTAATGATATTCAAAGAGTGTTTGCCTGATATTATGGAAATTCTTGGCGACTATATAAGCGAAGGCGAGGAGCAAAGCACAGAGGGAAAGCTACCAGAGAAGCCAAAGAAGCTTCGCAAGAGATAGCAGACTTCTTAAAACTTCACGGGATAGCACCTTTATATTTTAGAGGGTCTATTCTTGTGTCTCAAAAAATAATCTCTTTTAGCGAATTTATGGAAATGAGATATTGCGATTTCAAAAAGATTGAAGCAACTTATTATTTCATGCAAAAGATAAAAAACGGAAATACTAAGGCTGATAAAAAAGTAAAGAAAGATGATCTTAAGCAGAAGCTAAATAATCTTGATACTGTGAAAGCAAGTGATTTAAATTTACCCGAAGAGTATATGGAGATTTTTAAATAATCTTTATTTAGATATAATTAGGAAAAGGAAACTATATGGCAACAGTAGAAGAGCTGGATTTTGAATTAAATTTTAAGTGGGATAAAAAAACTTTTAGTAAATTTAACGAAGCTCTAAAAAAATCTGTTGCTGGTTTCGCTAAACTTGGTGGCGCCATTGCTGCAGCACAAGGTATAGCCTTCGGAATTGCTAAAAGTGTAGCGGATCAAAACGATCAACTTGCTAAATTAGCTCCAAGACTAAATACAACTACAGAAGAATACCAACGATTAAAGTTTGCAGCGGAAGATTTTGGCGCTAGTGGGGAAGATGTAACAGCATCATTAAAAAGTCTTACGAAGGCACAAGAAGATGTGATGAGGGGCAAAGGAGACATTGAAGCTTTTGGTCGCCTAGGAATAAACCCTGCTGATTTTCAAAACTCTGCTGATTTACTACTAGCAGTTGGAGATAGTATTCAGGGAATTCAATCTAATTCAGAAAAAATAAATCTACTTGAGCGTATCGGGGTTAGTACAAATCTACTCCAGGCACTAGAAAGCGGAAGCGCTAACATAAAAGCATTAGGGAATGAATTTGATTCACTAGGGGCTACAGTAACAGCAGAACAAAAAAAAGTTGCTGGAGACTTCCAAGCGATATGGTTAAGAGCAACAACAGTAGTTGGCGGGGTGACAAACAAAGTCGGCTCAAACTTACTGAAAAGTATAAATAAATTTTTATCAACTTTTGTTAAATTTGCTCAAACAAACATGAAGCAAATAATCGAAGGTTTTGAAAAGTTCTTTAGTGTAGTTAATAAAGCATCTCAATTTCTATTTTCAGTTTTAATAAGAATATTTACACTTGTTTCAAGAATTATTAATTTAATGGGCGGTTTAGAAAATGCTGTAATGGTAGCCGCGGGAGCCTTTGCAATCTTAAAAAGAAGAATGTTATTAGCTTTCGCGATACCTTTAGCAATCGCTGGAGCATTGTTTTTAGTAATAGAAGATATCGTAAGTGCCTTTGAAGGCAAAGATAGTGTGTTCGGAGACTTCCTCGGAGCATTAGGACTTAATGTAGAAATGTTAGCAAATGGATTTAATGCATTAAAAACGGGAATAGGCTTCGTAATTGATTCACTAGGAACTTTATTTAATACAATAGGGGATAAGTTCTCTTCATTCATGGCGTTCATTGAAGAAATGGTCGCTTCTCTTTCAGGACTGGCAGAGACAATACAAGATTCTTTCAGCTTACCATCGTTTGATGATATTAATCTACCATCTTTCGGAGATATAGGCTCATCGGTTGGCGGGTTATTTGGTAGCTCTCCACAAGCTCAAGCCATTACAAATAATAATGGCGGTGCAAAAAATGCCAACATTACAATAAATGTAAGTGGCGAAAGCGGAACTGTTGTTGACGAGATCAATAGATTTTTCCAGCAATCTTCTAATAGACTTTTTGGAGAATAAGAATGGCATTAATTAGTATTAGCGGGTTTTCATCAAACGAAATAGAAAGTGATGATACAGGGATAATTGTTAAGTTTGATGGGTTCATGAGTGTTCAACAGACTGTTCCAAATATCGTAACAAAAAGACCGGTCGAAGACGGATTTGATTTAAACGATGCTGTCCACAATAGCCCAATATCACTGAGCGTTGAAATAATCGTAACAGATACCGCTCAAACAATCATTGATTCTAGGGCAATCACAAATTTTCCAAATATCCTAGGAGCAAAGTTCGTTCAAACATATACAAAAAGACAACTAAACAGATTAACAGAAATTTCCAATAACAGAGAAACAATTTCTTTTAAAACAAAATATGGAAACTATGAAGGTTATTTTTTAGAAAACTTTTCATATACTGAAACTGACGAAGAGGGGCTAAGAATTAGCTTTGGCTTATCCGAAAACAGAACAAACGAAGGTCAAGATACTTCGGCTAATATTGATGATAGCATAGGATTATGGTCATGATAACACTTTTAACAATAGACTTTTTAAATAAAATCGTCAAGACAAATATCTTTGAATTAAGATTTAAATATAATACAAATGAAGATTATTTTTATTTTGATTTATTTGATTTAGACGGGAATGTAATCACTTACCATAATAAGGTCGTAACAGGGTTCCAGTTTAATGGCTTTACTTTTACATCTGACACGAACGATAGTTATGCAAATGCCTCAAATATTCTAGGGTTTAAGTTGGTAACAAATGAGTGAGTATAGTAGTAGGAACCTAACGGTATCAATAAAAAATAAAACGATTGATAGAGTTATAGAGGACTTACATATTAGGATCGTTGCAACAAAAACACTAGCCGCTACTCCAAATGAAGCGGAAATTGAAATCTACCAGCTTAACCAAAACAGCAGAGAAGATCTATATAATAATATTTATAATTTTACTGAAGATATTGGGATTACTAAAATTGAAGTAATGCTTGACGATAGACTATTGTTTAAAGGCGATTTAATCAATGTCAATAGCACATACTCTAATCAGGATACAGAATGGAAAACCATAATGTATTGTGGCGATGGGTTCAACGCTTTTAGACAAAAGACTAATAAGAAATTCGATAAAGGTACTTCAAGAAGCACAATGATAGATGAGCTTATAGGAGAGCTTGCCGAAACAGGAGTAGCTGTTAAAGGTGCGCTTGAAGGGCTAACGGCATGCACAGACAAAAGTGTGCTAAAATCAATACTGATCAATGGCGAAGTAGTATCCAATATTAAAAGGCTTCTTAGTGATTGTTTCAAAGATGTAGATGTTTACATTGACGAAGAAAAATTAAACATTCTGGCAAACAAAACCACTATTAAAAATAATCGAATTATCATCAATAGTGGCTTAGTAGAGCCTCCGACATTGAGTGAGCAGGGAATCAACTGTAAGGTATTAATTGATTCTAGTTTAAAAATTGGGGCAGAGTTTCAGGTACAATCTCGAACAAGAAATATAAGCTTTGGAAATCTTACAACATACAAGCCAAGAAAAAGCCAAATAAGTGGCGATGGCATATATAGGGTGCAAGAACTTAAGCATATCGTGGATAATTTTTCAACAGAAGTTGCACAAACTGAAATAATTGGATTGAATTCAGGAAGGACTTCGTAATGGCAGAAAATACAACGGTAAGTTCAAATGACGGAATGATTTCTTTCGTACTAAATGCGGTAAAGCAAGGGTTCTCAGAATTAAACACTTCTAATATGGCAACAATTACTGCTATTGGCGAAGATAAATCTAAAATAGACGTAACAATTGATTCAACAAAGCAAGAGCTTCCCGATGTACCTTTTATAACATTGCAGGGCGGTAGTCAATTTTTGCAGTTCCCAATAAGTGTTGGAGACAAATGCCTATTAATCTTCAGTAAAGATACTGTTGAGGATTGGCTAGGAGGGACTACTGATTTTATCTTCAATAGTGATTTTGATATGAACAATGCTTTTGCTCTGGTCGGAATAAATGATAATACGGATTTAATAACAATCGAAGATTATGTGGACTTTAAAGTAAATAAGATCAAAATACGAAATGACAGCGAAGAGTTAATAACATTACTAAGTGATACATTAAAGCTACTAAGCGATACAAATGACACGCTAGGAATTACAACAGTAGGCGGAACACCAATTGACCAGCAGGCAATTTTTAGTGGTTATAAAACAAGTGCCGATGCACTAAAAATAAAAATAGATACATTTAAGGTTTAATATGGCAACAATAGATTATGAAGTAACTGAAATCGAAGAAGGTCAATTTGATATAGATCTTCCTCTAACAAAAGTAACAAATCAAGTAGACTTATTGTTTCAACAAGTAGACTTATTGCTGGAGACATTCACAGGAGAATTTCTGTATGATGTGACTCAAGGTATGCCTTATGATGATATTTTAGATAAGAGTTTTGATTTAACATCGCTAGAAACAATTTATTATGATAAAATTAAGGTATTGGTTTATTTTAAAGACATGCAAGACTTTATTATTGACATAGAACAAGATAGAAATTATCTTATTAGCTTTGTAGTAATCGCTCAAAATGATGCATCGCAAAGCTTTAACTTTTCAACAGGGATTTAAAAAATGGCTACAATCACAGACAATGGTGTAAATATTCAAACACTCGAAGAAGCTGTTAAAGACAATACAAATTTATACTCTGAGAAAACTGGTGAAGTAGATGTAAGTGCTTCAAGTGCAGCGGGGGAATTAATCGCAATTACTTCTGAAATGGACGTTAGAAATCAGCAAACAATTGCAGATGCTTTTGTTCAAAATACAATAACTGACGCAACAGGTCAAAACTTAGATAATATTGGTGAAATTAAAAATCAAGAAAGAGAAGAAGACCAGAAGAGTATTGCTTATGTGAAGTTTGAAGGTGTTAACACAACAATCGTTCCGCAAGGCACTGTTTTAATATGTAGTGCAAACGATGAAGAATTTTTAACAGACTTTGAAATCACTATAGCTAGTGGGGAAGCATATGTGAGCGTAACAAGCTTAATTAATGAAGTCGTTTGTGATGCCGAAACATTATCGTTAAAATCATCAATCATCGACATAACGAGTGCAACTAATCAAACACCAGCAGAAGTTGGCTTTGATGAAGAAAGCGATGCACTTTTAAGAACAAGACTGCAATTTATCGGCTCACCCTTCACGAACAATCTAAAAGAGGGATTATTTTTAGCATTAACTCAGCTTACGAATGTATCGAAAGTTAAAATATTAGATAACAACACAGACTCACCAATTGACGGAGTGCCTGCTAGAAACTTTAGCCCTGTTGTAGTTGGTGGAAACCGTGCAGAAATAGCAAAGATAATATTTAGATACATGGGAGTGGGAAATCCAAGTTTTGGAGACATTTCTCAACTCTTAATAAGTGATGTTACTGGTGATGCCTACACAATTTCTTTTAACATTCCTACAGAATTGCTAACAGTTGTGGCGGTGACACTCACGACAGACGCAACTTTTAATACAGACACGGGGCTTGAAGAAGTTTCTGACAATATAGTGGCTTATTTTAATAGTCTCGAAATAGGAGAGGACTTAATTATCCAAAAAGTTCAAACAGTTTGTCTAATTAATGGAGTGCTGAGCGCAGCAGTTCTTCTTGATGGCGGTTCTGTTAATTTAATTTCTACTTTTAAAGAATTATTTGTAACAAATCTATCTAATGTGACCGTAGTATGACCTATCAAGAATTAGCAATATCTAGGATTACTCCAAAATTCTCTAAAGCTAATAATTATAAAAATATTCTCAGATTTACAACGAGTATATTTGATAAAACTGTATCAGATGTTCAAATAATTAAAGATTTAAAAAATTTAGAATCATCAAGTACTTTAGTATTGAATGAAATTGGGAAACTGTTAGGCGTTTTCCCTAGACCATTTTTAGAAATAGGAACACAAGCGGAAGGATTTTTTCAATATAACACTAATGGATATGATCAGTTTCCATATATTGGGAAAAACGAAAGCATAAGACAACTAACTGATCCGGAATACACAAGGCTACTAAAAGCTGCTGCAACATTAACAACTTTCAATGGAACAATGGACGATTGGATAAAATTTTACACTGTTTTGTCTGGTGGGGACGCGGTAATAGTAAATAAAACAAGTACTTATGATATAATTATCAAAAAGGATTTAAGCGACTTTGACAAAAGGCTGATAGAATTCCTTTCAGATAGAGTCGACAATCTTACAATAAGCAGAGGCTTCTTAGGAACATCTGATACAGCTCAGCCATTTCAATATGGCATTTCAGCTTATGGAGTCGCTCCATATATCCAAGCTTGGTAAAAAGGAACACAAATGGCAATAACACAAAAAGAGCTAAAAAAGAATTTTCTTTACAATGAAGATTTGGGTATTTTCCATAAAATCAAAAAAGATGGAAATCTAAGTAAAAAATGCGGAACTATTGACAAGAGTGGATATGTAAGAGTAATATATAAACATAAATATTATAGGGTGCATAGATTAGCATGGTTATATGTTTATGGCTATCTTCCTGAAGAAATAGATCACATAAATAAAGTAAGAAGTGACAATAGATTAAAAAATCTAAGAGAATGCACAAGAAGTGAAAATCAAAGGAATAGAACACAGAATAAAAACAATACAAGTGGAGTGACAGGAGTATGTTTTGATACAGAATCTAATAGATGGTTATCCCAAATAAATATAGATGGAAAGCAAGTTAAATTAGGTCGTTTTTTAGTTTTTTCAGATGCAGTAAATGCAAGAAAAAATGCAGAAATATTATATAACTACACAAACAATTAAAGGATAAATTTTGGCAATAACAAACCCAACAACACTACAAGCTAGTTTTGATGCAAATAAAACAAATGTATCTGCGCCATCAGCATCACAAATTTCTAATGGTTATGTTACAAACGAAATCCCTCTCTCAGCAAATCATGGCTTCATGTTTAATGAATGGTATCAATGGATCAATTATTATAAAATTAATGGCACTGCACAATATGACGCAACGGTTTCATACAATCAACACTCAAGAATAATGAGAAATGGAGCCATCTATAGATCACTATCAGATGCCAATTCAGGAAACGACCCTGAAATATCGCCAGCATTTTGGGAGGAAGTAATAACAAACGCTATCACAGGCTCTAAAAATAGGCTAATCAATCCTAATGGGATTATTAACCAAAGAGGATATGTATCTGGCACTGTAACAACAGGGGCAAATGAATACACATTGGACAGATGGCGCGTTATCACTCTTGGCGAAGCATTAACTTTTTCAACTACTAACAATAAAACTACATTTACAGCGCCCTTAAATGGTGTGGAGCAGATAATTGAGGGGAACAATTTGCAATCAGGCACATTTGTAGTTTCAGGCTTATTAACTGCTACTTGTACTGTTGATGGAGTAGCTAAAACAAACGGAGAAACTTTCACGGTTGTTGGCGGAACAGATGTGAGTGTTAAATTTTTTAATGGTACTTTTGAACTCCCACAAATAGAGGCAGGAGATAGAGTCACTAGCTTTGAGCAAAGGTCAGAGGATTCGGAATTTAGTTCATGCCAGCGGTACTATCAAACTGCTGCTTCACTTTTCCTATATATAGTAACTACCGATAGCACAGTTAGGCGAGGCTATTATGCAAGGACGGTAACTATGCGTATTGACCCTGTTGAGACAGGTAGTATATCAAATACAGCTAGTCCAGTCTTATCAGGAGATGTTGGAGCTATACAGCTTGCTTGTGTTGCAACTGTGGCGGGGACAACTTGTCTAATATCTAACTATACAGCTGACGCTGAATTATAAAAAGGATTAAATAATGCAGATAAACACAGTAGCAATACGAGGCGATAGGTACTTAGTGAACGGCACGCTATACATGCCTATAGCAGGAGGGCATAGATACAGCAAGTTGATTGAAGACTGGCTAGAAGAAAATACTCCCGAACCTGAGTTTACTCCTGAAGAGTTACAAAAAGAAGCCGTTAGTTATTTTAAAAATAAAACAAAAGCTTTTTTACAAGAGCGCGTGGACGCATATAATACTTTATATGGCTTGGACTTTGAGAGTGTTCACAACTGCGAGTCTTTTTCAAGACACCAAGGGTATACACATCAGGTCTGGTGTGGAAAAGTATTCACTTGGAGCGTTAACGTGTGGGAAGTGGTAAGAGATTATCAGGATACGCTAACTGTGCTCCCGACAGACGAAGAATTTCAAGCTGTTCTGGACAGCGTGGACTTCTAAAATGGGGAAAGAAGATTACTGCACTTGGTTTCCTGATACTATATTTGGTATCTATATAGGAAACGCTTGTAAGCTACATGACGATACATGCAGTACTTCTAAGTTTTATGAGGCGCTAGTTAAGGAATTAAAACCACTAGTTTTTAATCACGAGTTAGCCTTCACTATTACAGCTGGCGGTGCTATAGGGTGTTTAGTTAAATACCCTAGAAAAATGATAAAAAAATGGAGAATAAAATGAGAATTATTGCGATTATGACAGTTCCTGATTGGGGATTAGTAGAGGAAGAAGAGTTTATTTCAATAGATGAAGTAGAAAAGTCTGCATATGTGCAGATGGGCTGGGCGAAACCATATGATGACACGTTGCCTTTACCACCAAAAGGGTTAAACGACCATGAACTATTATCTTATCCTCCAAAAAGGTTTGTAATAAAAGATGGCTCTCTATATAAGTCGAATACAGTGACGAGCAATACTTGGGTTCTCTCAGAGTGGGACGTTAAGATAATTGGACAATAGAACGCAAAATGGTATTGTCAAAAACAACCGCATTTTTATTTACTAGCCACATCATATTTTTTTCAGCAAAAGTGTGGTTCGTATATAAACTATCAATACTTCTCAGTATTGTTAAATCTCCTAAAAAAGAAAAGTTTTTATTGTTATTTGAAAGGATGGAAATCAGCTTATATGCCATTTCGATAATGCTTCTTCTAAATGAAGCTTACTATTTATTCGCTTTTTTTAATCCAATAATTCCACACAAATATCCATACATTGAAATGTTAGGTATAATATACATAATGATTTATATAGTGAATAATATAAAAAACAAGGATATAGAATGAATATACTAAAGTTTTTTACAGGAGGAGTTGTTGATACAATAGGTGAAGTTGCTAAAGAGTGGATTGACACAGACAAAGAGTCGGCAGAAGCAAAAGCATTATTTGTAAAAACTCTTGATCCTAATGGAGCTATGAGAAGGGGAATATCGCAAAAAGTTTCTCAAATGTATATGGTGTATATATATTTAACTGCCACATTAGTGATAGTACAATCTTTCGGGCTTGGCGATACTGATGGAGTCAAAGAAGCAATAAATAGTTTAACTGATTTATTTATTCCAATCACCACTATGTTCACAGCCATTGTCGGCGCGTCTTTTGGAACTAATATTTCCAACAATATAAAAGAAACAAAAACTATCGATGGGTGAAAAATGCGAAAAGTGCGAGACAACTTGTGCTGAAATATACCACATTAAAGGAAGACTCACAACCTTAGAGACTTTTCAAAAATGGGCGGAACCAATCTTAAATGGCATAAAGCTTCTTCGTAGCGACACAAAATGGATGAAGATAATAGCTCTTGCATTTATTAGCATTGTTACATGGGTATATATAGATCAAGTATTGCCAATCCTTAAACAACAAAGCGATGATAAAATAGAAAGAATAAAACAACAAAGTGCTGATAAAGCAGAAATACTAAAACAACAGCATGCGGATAAAATAGAAATCATACGGGAAATGTATAAAGGCCAACAAGAACTAAGGAAAGAGATTATGGGAAAGTTAAGTCAAACAACAAGAACAATCAACCAGCACAGCACTAAATCTTCAAAGCTCAATTATAAAGGGATAGCAAAAGTTGTACGAAAAGAAGTTAGAAGTATAAAGGACTAATATGAAACTGAAACTACTAAGATCAACAGAAGGTCATACTTTCACAGAGGGCAAGCTTTTCATCGACGATGTAATGGAATGCTACACAATAGAAGATACCGACAGACACCTAGAAGATAACCAAGAAGAAAAAATATACGGAATGACCGCAATCCCTAGAGGACTCTATCACATTGAGATAACACGAAGCAGTAGATTTAAAAAAGATTTAATAGCAATAAATAATGTTCCTTTCTTTAGAGGCATAAGAATACATACTGGTAACTCATCCAAGGACACAGATGGCTGCGTTATTGTCGGCTCTACAAATAGACAAGACGATGATGATTGGGTAGGCGGAAGCAAGGTTGCCTATAAAGCTCTACACGCTAAAGTAAAAAACGCTCTAGATAGAAAAGAGAATGTCACTATAGAAATAGTTTAACATTCTCTATCTTAATCAAGACATTTTTTGTTTCTTGAAATCATTTATCCATTCAATGTCTTCTGCTACCCAAGCAAACCCAAACCAACTGAATAAAGTAAACACAATAACCATATACCAATCTTCTGAGAACTTAAAAATATTAAAAATATAATAAATAAGTGTAGCAAAAGATACCACACATCCTATTAAATAAACACTCAACAGGATGTGTAAAAAAACATCAAAACTCATTTTATCTCCTTTCTATTTCATTTAATCTTTTATGCTCTTTTCCATGACAAGCACTACATAGCCATACTACATCAAGAGGCTTAAAATAAGAAGGATGATGCCCTTGAATTATATCTTCTGTTGCATTGCAGTGTTCGCAATAATATAATCTTTTTACAGACCCATTCAAAATAGCACGAGATAATTTAAGATGTGCATTTCTTTTAAGTCTATTTTTTTTGGCCCATTCTAGTTTTTGCTTTTGAGCCTGTTTATACTTTTCAGGATTTTCAATTTTATATCTATCCATACGCTCTTGATTTTGTTTTACTCTTTCTTTTGCATTAGGTCTATTTCTATCATATTCCCTTACTCTTTCAATGTTCTTGGTTCTTCTATCACTAACAGCTTTTTTTATACAGGCTTTGCATTTAGTTTTATTAGAGTCGTAAAACTCGATATCCTTTGTTTCTCCACATCTACATTCCACAATAATCCCCTTTATAAAAGTATATCTAAAAAAGGAATTATTCGCAAGTTATACCATTCTAGAACGGAATATCTTGTTCGTCAATATCTATCGCTGGTAATTGATTTGACGATGGCGCTTGTTGCTTATTCGGGTTGCCATATTGAGACTGTTGTTGTTGCGCTGGAGCTTGATAGCTTTGCGTTTGTTGTTGATTTGCATGAGGAGCTTGACCACCATCACTCTTATCCTTAGGAGCAAACGAAACACTAGGAAACAATAGTTTATTCTCATACACTTTTGATCCATCTTGTTTCTCATAAATATTTGTATAAAGTTTTCCTGTAACAACCGCAGGACTCCCATCATTAAAATATTGATTTACAAATTCCGCTGACTTCTCCCAACATTCACCACTTAAATATAAGTTAGTCCATTCACCTTTTGCATTTTTTTCTGCACATTCAATCTGAAACTTTGTTAATTGTTTACCACTTTGAGTAAATTTAGTTTCAATCCTTTTTAAATTTCCAATTACTGTAATTGTAGGTAGCATTATTTTTCCTTTAAAATATTAATAGTTGTTTTTTCTTTAACAACCAAATAGCCAAATCCACGTTTTACTGTTTCAAAATCATCACTTAATCTTACAATAGTGATATAGTCTTTAGTTTCTAGTGGATTTTTAATAACCATCCATAATTTTCCATTTTTAGTTTCAGTTTGCATGTTAGTATTTGGATGATAAAACCAAAAACAATCTCCAGCTTCTAAGGTTTCTATATTTATTGGTTCAGCTTTATTTTGCTCTATTATAATTTTCATCTTACTTCTCCTTCACTTCAACACACTTCATATGACTTTCCATACCAGATGTCATTGTATGTTTCGTTCCATTAGTATCAATCATATCGTATGAATGATCCGTACCAAAACCTGCCCTCATATTGGTTATTGTATTAGAGTTGAAATAAAACATCTCTCCATCTCTAAAGTCCGTACACTTAAATTCTTTGTTTTTACTTTCCTCACTTAATTCTGCAGGCATAGTACACCCACTAAAACTAATACCATTAATAATAATATTTTAAACATCTTTTACCACCAACCAAAGAAAGCGCCAAGACCATGAATCCATCCAATAGGAGGGATGATACCACCAGCAATAAGCAATACATACTCATGTTGTTTAAAACAATAAATTAAATGATAAATCCACGGTCCCACTAATACAACTAATCCTATAACCCACCACATAATTTTTACTAAATCGTTCATTTCTTTTCTCCTATATATATCTTAAAATAGCTTCTTCAAGCTCTTGCTTTTCCATCGTAACAAAATGCTTAAGTGCTATATCTATAAACTTACTGAATATTTCAGCGAACTCCAATTCGTCCATCTCGGCGAACGACATACTTTTTGGTATATAAAGCGGTACTCCTTTTAAAGTGACATGAATATCGTAATGCCCTGCTTTTAATAAAAATTCTTTTCGCATTGATTCTAAATTATCATACTTATCCTGATTCTCAAATATCAAATTTAATAACGCAAAACCCTTTCTATGAAACATTACATTTCTCTTGGATTTATAGTCCATTAAAACTATGTCACCAGACTTAATCTTAAATACCTTATCGATACTTTTATCAGAACAAGGTATAAGTTTACCGTCTGCTCCTTTTGTGAACTCTAGCAACACGACAAAATTCCATGTTCTGCTTCGTCTATTATCTCGTCAAAAGTTCTTCTAGAGAGTTCCTTATCTCCAAAGAAGCTTTTTCTATAACAAATAACAACTTCATCTTTAATTACAAAATATTCTAGCGCGCTAAAGATGTCCGTTGTGTTTTTACTGCTACCAACTAGAAGCTCAACAACCTCCCGTTTAGAATATGAATCTTTCATAATTTATCCTTTAGCTGTTTTTAAGCTTGTTAAGTTTTGATTGCAACAATGCTTTTGCTCTTTCAAACTCTTTAGTTGGTAGTTCTGACAATTTTTCTATTATAAAATTATCATTAAACTTCGCTAAGTCTGTTTTGCTATCTTGAATCATCTTCGCAAGCTCTTGTCTTTGGGATTTATTTATCCACTCTTCTATAAAAGGAGCGTCTTTCATATTTTCAGCAGTTGCAATTCCGCCAACGATACCAATCCCTAAAAACCCCAAGGCACGACCAACAGCACTTGTTTCAGCATTTTCAGCATGATTAGTTTTGTTTACTGGGCCTTGAGAAGTTCTTTCATATGCAGTACCAGTAGAAATAATAATACCATCATTGTTATAAACTTTACATACAAAAGAAGCAACATCTTGGTTAAGTTCTATAATCTCTGTAATAAAATAGTAACCTTTAAATTGCTCTTCCATTCTAAAAAACATTACCCTGTCTTTAACCTCTGTGTACTCTTTACCTTTTAAATTAATTGTTGGGATTTTTGAAACTGCCATTATCTCACTCCTAAAGTTTTTTTAACTATTATTTCTGCACCAGCAACTTCATTAAAATCTGCAAGGGCTTCTTTAATTCGTTTTTTATCAGGGGTTATTTTTTCAACAACGTTTAAAAATTCTGCTGGGATCAAACTTTCATCAACAATATTAACAGATTGAGATGTTCTATAGCTGTATGTAAATTTAGTAGTCTTTAGTTTCTCTCCACCAAGCAAAAAGTCTAATAATTGTTTTAAACTTTCTTGCTGTCTTGTAAACATCTTCCTACGTTCATTTAAACGGGCTACCTCTGTAATTAAAGATACTTCTGCATCATTAGCTTGCTTCAATAGATAAGCAATGCTATCAGCCTTAATATCTCTTTCGCTCACTATCTCACTTAGTAGCAACTGGATAGCCCCTGTATTATCTATAAGCTCACCTGTTTCTTCATTAAACTCTTCATTTTCTAAAAGTTCTTGAATTGCAAAAAATTCGCTTTTTATGTCATGTGTATTCATTGTGATTCTCCTACATTAAAATAGTGATTCCGTTAATTGTTTATGTGAGGCGTAGAGAGTGTTTGAATCCTCTCTGGGGTATCGTATATTAACCCGATGTAGACCATAATTATATAATGTCTCAGCTTCCAATAACATAAAATGAAGCAGAAATACAAAAAACAATTACTAAAAGTAACACCATAAAAGAAAAAACTTTGTCATGCTTTATACTAAACAGATTAAATTTGTGCATAATTAAATTAAATTTCATCTATGTTCCAATAGTTCTGGGTTTTCATGTATGTTTCCGATTACTTCACAATAGTGGGTGCTATCCATCTTTAAATTACCTTCATCATCCCACATAAACATATGAAGATTAAAACCTTTACATATATTGTACTCAACTGCGAATAAATCTATCTTCCAAGCTGTGCCATTTATTGAGCCATTTACGCCACCTAATACATCCCCCTCATAAATCTCTACACCGTTTTTGTCTTTTAAGCCTGTGTATTGCATAAGATTAACTTTTATATTTGTTTCAAAATAAGTTAAGCATTTATCAACTCTGTCTGTTTCTCTTTGGCATATCATAATTTTATGATGATTATCCCATGCTCTAAATTTAATTTCTCTACTCATCACTATCTCCTAACAAATGTTTATCTTCTTGTAGTGTGCCTATTACTTTTAGGTTTCTAATAAACTTTTTTGAATATTTTAAAGTAATGCCCCTAGAGTTTTTTACTAAATATGATGCATAGTCACTATCATAGGTGAAATATCCAATATCTTTAGTTTTATAATCTGCTACAGTGAACTCAACAATACTGCAATCAGCATAAATCTTATTACCCTCTATATCTATTTTACCTATACTCCATAAAGCTTTAGCATTTTTATTTTCAATACCCATTTCTAATGCTACGATATGGTCAAATATTTCACCGTTACAAACTATAGCTTGCTCTCTATTTAAGAACTCTTTTTTTGCTTCATCCCATACTATAAACTCATTCATTTTTTTTCCTTAACTTCAACATCATATTTCATCTCTAAATATTCCGCAAGCTCATCAAAGTTGAATTCGTTCATCAACTTCTTTTGGTCAGCCCACATCATAATATCTTTAATATCTAACTGCTCTATAAAGTCAGGGTTTACTTCTTGAAGTGTTATATCTAGCTCACCTCTTATTGTAGCTGATGCAGTTGCAATACCTTTACATGTAATCTCTAGTGTACTCATTATTCATCCTTTCTTCATTGCTATCCAAAACAAACCCTTAGCAATAACTTTGCTGAGTATTGCTTTAGGTTGTTCCATTTTGCTAATCAGCATACTCGTATCATCTCTTGCTTCTTTGATTATGGAAGATGATCTTTCTAATAATTCTTCCATTTTATCAATAGTCTCATCTCTCTCATCTATTTGAGCAAAGAAATATCCACTAAACTCTTTTATAAATTTTGCAAGTTCTTCATTGTTTCTTGTGCTGTCCTCGAACTCATGAACTATATCTTCTAACTTTCTCATCACTTCCCCTTCATTTTAATTCTAAATAACTCTAAATCTATCTTCGCTATCTCTTCTTCTATCTTCTTTTGATTAATAACAATCTCTCTATATTCAGCATCCATTACAAAATCCTTTCGCCTACAAGTTCATAAGCAATATCATTTACTAATACAAATATCCATAAAATTAATCCAGTAACTATTAAAAGTAAAATTATTGTCATTTTCTTTCTCCCAACATTGCTTCAATTTCTCTCTTCGCAATAGCAATCGTTTTCAAGTTATCACGATTTCTTTCAGCATGTCCGTATGGCTTTTGTCCCTTAACTATATCAAAGATTATTCTAAAAGCATTGTTCATAATTTCTCCTTGTTTTTAAACGCATGAGAAAATTGTAGCATGTTTAAAATTAAATCAAACTTAAAAAATGTTTTAATCAAATTCAATATTATTCCTTGACATTAAAATATTTTTAGTGTATCATTTCGGTATATCAAAAATAAAAGGATTGAAAAATGCAAACAGTTGTAATAGACGAGAACTATAAAGGCTTAGAAAAAAAAAGTTTTTGGTTTGAACTAAATGGGAATCTTGAAGTAAATGGAAATGTGATTATTAAAATCAATTTAAGAGTTAAAGGTGACCAAAGAGTTGAAGGTTACCAAATAGTTGAAGGTTACCAAAGAGTTGAAGGTTACCAAAGAGTTAAAGGTGACCAAATAGTTAAAGGTGACCAAATAGTTGAAGGTTACCAAATAGTTGAAGGTGACCAAAGAGTTGAAGGTTACCAAAGAGTTAAAGGTGACCAAATAGTTGAAGGTTACCAAATAGTTGAAGGTTACCAAATAGTTGAAGGTTACCAAAGAGTTGAAGGTGACCAAAGAGTTAAAGGTGACCAAATAGTTGAAGGTTATCAAAGAGTTGAAGGTTACCAAAGAGTTGAAGGTGACCAAATAGTTGAAGGTGACCAAATAGTTAAAGGTGACCAAATAGTTGAAGGTTACCAAAGAGTTGAAGGTTACCAAAGAGTTAAAGGTGACCAAATAGTTAAAGGTGACCAAATAGTTGAAGGTTACCAAATAGTTGAAGGTGACCAAAGAGTTGAAGGTGACATCGAAATTTTAGGATTAAAAACTAAATTCTCTTTATCATTTTTTCAAGATACTTATAGATTATTTTTTATGAGTGATTTAATAAAAATAGGTTGTCAAAAACATTCTCCTGAAAAGTGGGCTAGTTTTACAGATGAGCAAATTAAAAAAATGGGTAGTGGTGCTTTAGCATGGTGGACTAAATGGAAAAAGTTTATTTTATCAACACACGAGAATTTAGTAAGTGTTTATGAAAACAAGGAGCAATAAATGGCAAATTTACTAAAATCGTTTGAAGTTGCAGACCACTTTAAAGATACATTAGGAATACCAAAACCAACAATGGCAAACTGGGCAAAAGAAAAAAATACATGGAGAGGAAGATTATACCGCAAACTTGAAAAAGAAATGATTGAAGATTTAGCAAAACAAGTAAAGGATTATAATGTTTAAAACAGTTAATGGAGGAAAGCTACCAACAAAAGGCAGCAAATATTCTGCATGTGTTGACCTTTTTTCAAACGAAGATGTAGTTATTGGTGCTGGTGAAACTAAGCTTATTGGTCTTGGAGTTTGTATTGATTTAGATAAACTGAAAGAAAGTAAAGACTTTCAACAAGTAAATGATTTTGCATTTGATATTAAATATTGGAGACACTTTTTAAGCTCCCACTATCTGCAACTAATGCTAAGAAGTTCACTGGGCAAAAAAGGTTTAATTCTTCCAAATGGTGTAGGTATCATTGACCTTGATTATGAGTATGAGATTAAAATGATTATTCATAATCCAATACAAGAATTTCATATTACTTGGTGGATAGACCGACTAGCATCACAATTAGGTTTAGATACAAACTACAATAACAACAATACAGCGAATGTTCTAGTTAAAAAAGGCGAACGAATAGCTCAAACAACTCTACTAGAACATAAATCATATCTGTTTGGTGTAGATACTGAAACAGAACGCAATGGTGGGTTTGGGAGTACAGGGTCATGAATTGCAAAACATCAAAAAAAACATCGATGACAACAATAGAATGGCAGAGAAGAATGGATGCTTTTATAGAAAGATTTAATAAACATTGGAAAAGGAAAGTATAAATAGCCAGTTTTAATCATTATATATATTAACTTATGTTATAATGCTTGTTAACATTAGGTTTTGGACTGCGGAATCGCGATCGGCTTAGTGTTAACATAATGAGTTCTTACAGCGTTTCCTCTCCGGGTGTCGGTGATAGAGAGGTGTAGGTTATCAATATAGTCGCCTGATGAAGTTTTAACGTAACTGAAATATTGAAAGATATAGCGACAATCCTCCAAGATAACTACGATGAGGGTACAGCGACACAAAATAGTAGACGCTGTAAGAACTTTTATGATATAATGCTTTTAAATATTTAATAGCACATTCAAGGTGTCTAAGCCTTGCGGTCTATCCTCTCGGGTAGGCTTCTCAATTTTAGATAGCTTGAAGTTGCTTATTGTAAGTATTGAGAACTTAGACACCTCTCACCAAAACTTCTAAATTAACAATGTCCGAAAGCAAAAGATGGCACGACAACAATTTCCATTTTATAAAAGCTTTGATGATGTAGCAGAGGATTTAACAGATGCTCAATTAGCTAAATACATTAGAACTTTATTAGATGTTCAGTTTTTACGAATCAAAGTAGATGATGTAAAGTTTCAAGATAAAACACTTAGTATCGTTTGGAAGTCTCAAAAGCATAGTATCAATAAAAGTATTAACGGTTTTTTAGATGGTCAAAAGAGAGAAACTATAAAAGCACCTTACTTAGGGGTTTATGATGAATCCTGTATACCCAACGAGGGTATACATGAGGGTATGCAAACACCCAAGGCGGAATGTAAAGAGGAAGTACAAGTTAAAGAGGAAGGTAAAGGTAAAGGAGAAGTACAAAAGAGTAGCGGTTTTAAAAAACCTTCTGTCTCTAATATTTTATCTTATATACAAGAAAAGAATTATAATGTCAATGCAGATACATTTTTTAACTTCTATGAATCTAATGGATGGAAAATAGGAAAAAATAAAATGAAGTCATGGAAAGCATCATTGGCTACATGGAACAGTAAGAATAAAGATAATCCTAAACAACTTACAAGCTTTAAGCAACAAGACGAGGCTAAAGCAAAAGAGAAGTCTGCAAACATTAACAGTTTATTAAATAGTGGTTTTGATCCATTCTCTCAAGCAGACTGGGATAAACTAAGCGAATATGAAAACATGGCAATGCAAGAACATTTAAATGGAGGAGCGATTGATGTACAACTTGAGAGATAATTTAATGGGATCAATAATAAAAGAGTTGAAAATTACAGACAACACTTTTAACAAGCAAATCATTAAGAAAAATATGTCACATATTGCAGATGATAAACTGCAAATGTTTTATGAAGCACTTTTTGGAACACAACACGCTTTTTTATTAGGGCTAGATAGAGTGGCAAAAGTAGCCGAACAGTTCAAACCTCTACATGTAGACCATACAGAAGAGAAAGCAAAAGAACTTATAGCATTAGTCCACTCAATAAACAACCAAGTCTTTGAAGATGCAAAAAATTGTGGAGCACCTTTTGTAGATTTGCTAAAGATTGTAAAGTTTCCAAATGTAAATGAAGATGATATAGCGATACTGAATCAAGTTAAGCCATATACCGACTACAAACAACTAGTTGCTAAGATAAGTTGTTACAGAACAAGTTTAGAACAGTTAACGGCTTTTAAAAATGCAATCGAATATTCAAATAGTTATAGTGGTGCTATTGAAAACGCGACAGTTAAAAAAATGATAAAAGGATAAGTGATGACTAGAGAAGAATCAAAAGAAAAACTATGGGCAACTGGCAGAATTAACACTCTAAGCAAAGTAGAATGCAACGAACTGATAAATGAAATCTATGATGACTTTGAAAGCAGAACATGTGAGAGTTGTAATGCTAGTGATTATGGGAATTCATTCTGTTTAAAATTAGGAATAAGAGTCACTAAAGATTTTTTATGCAATAAATGGGAGGCAAAACAATGAGCAAAAATGATATAGCATTCAATAAAGTAAAAATTATTAAAGAAGATGGGACAAATGATTCTGGAAGAAAAATGTGTTTAGCGCAGTGTAGATGTGGAAAAATAATTAGGATTAGACAAGATTCAGCAAAAAATAGACAGTCATGTGGTTGCCAATCAAACAAAACACACGGAAGTTCATACACTAGACTTTATAACATATGGCTAAGAATGAAAGCTAGATGCTACAATAAGAACGAGCATTGCTTTAAATGGTACGGAGGCAAAGGTGTTGCAATCTGTATGGAATGGCAAGACTATATAGTATTTGAACAGTGGGCAATAAATAATGGATATGCTGATGACCTCACAATAGATAGGCTTAGCTCAAATGGGAACTACGAGCCAAGCAATTGTGAATGGGTTACAAGAGGTGAAAATTCAAGAAGAGCACAAACCAAAGTATCTGAAGATGAAGCATCTGAAATATGCGAAGCTCATGCTACAGGAAAGTTTAAAATGACAGAAATCGCTAACTTTTTAAACGTGTCAACCCCTCTGATTTCACTAATTATAAAAAGGTCTAAAGATGCAACATAGTAAAGATGACATAAGATTTTCAAAGTGGTTCGAGGCGCAAGGGCGAATAATGTTGTTAGACTCACAACTTCCAATAATGGGAGCGGTTAGAGAAATAGCTAAAGCTGCATGGAAAGCTAAAAAGTGTGACAGCGATATAATAAACTTAGGATGGAGTGAGGAAGAATCATGAGAAAAAGATACTTAAGTGAACACGGAATAGGATACGACTTAGTAATACAAAAAATTTCTAGTTGGGTAGTAGTTGAGAAGGACTTAGAGTTTCTTGCGTTAGTGATGGATCAACAAACTGCGTGTCAAGTAGTGCATCAAGATATAAAGCTAGATGGGAGAGAGTGTGAGACTTTAGCTATGGAAGATTTTAGGAAAATAAAATGAGTAAAACATATAAGGAATTAGAAATGGAAATACAAAATTTAGATATGCAAGATAAAATGAATAAAATTCACAATATAGACTGTTTAGAGTTTATGAAGAAAGTACCTAATAATTACTTTGATTTGGTTTTGACTGACCCACCATTTGGTATGAGTTTTCAAAGTAGACGCGGAGAAGAGCAGCATAAAAAAATTGCTAATGATGATAATTTAGACTGGTTACCTGATTTTGTAAAAGAACTCGATAGGATTGCCAAAGATGATGCCCATTTATATTTATTTTGTTCGCATCATTTCGTAGAAGTATTTAAAAGTGAATTACAGAAATATCGAAAAGTAAAAAATATTCTTATTTGGGAAAAAAATAATATAGGAATGGGTGACTTAGAAGGTGACTATGCACCTAAATATGAAATGATATTGTTTTGTAGCAATGGCAATACAAAACTAAATGATGGAAGAAGTGCAAACATAATAAAAGCAACAAGAACACAAAATGATTTACATCCTACTCAAAAACCAGTCGACTTAATAGAGTTTTTAGCAAAAAAATCATTAGTACCAAATTGTAAAGTTTTCGATCCTTTCATGGGAAGTGGCACAACAGCAGTAGCATGTAAATCAATAGGCTTAGAATGATGCGGTTGTGAACTAGAAGCCGATTATGTAGAAATAGCAAACAAACGCTTAGAAGCAGTACAAGGAAGTTTATTTTGAAAATGAAAAAATGTAAAATGTGTCCGAAAAAATTCCGCCCTGAAAGACAGCTTCAACAAGTATGCTCACCTTCGTGTGCCATAGAGTACGGAAACAAACATTTAGCTAAAAAGAAACTTGAAGTGAAGAAAACAGCGCGAAAAGAAAAGAAAGCTTTTTATAAAAAAGATATAACAACTATGAAGATGAAGGCACAAAATGCATTTAACCGATATATACGAACAAGGGATAAAGAAAACAATTGTATTTCTTGTGGCTGCAATGTTGCCAAAGGAGATAGTAGCCATTTCTTTTCAGTAGGAGGTCACAGTGCAGTAAGATTTCATATGGATAACGCACATTTAAGTTGCTATAAATGCAACAGATTTTTACATGGAAATCTAGTTCCGTACAAAATAGCACTACTGGAAAAGATAGGGCAAAAGCGATTTAATAAACTAGAAGCACAAAGCAAAGTTACCAAAAGTTACAGTAATGAATACTATTTAAAAGTTATAAGAGTTTTTAATAAAAAAACAAAGCTTTTAGGATTATAATAATTATGTTAAAGTTAAGTTAGTTGAGGCTAAGGGGTCACACCCTCCAGGCCGATACTCTTAGTTTCTACTAAAATAACATAGGCTTGGAGGCTTACCGTGAAAAACAATCAAGAAAACGAATTAACATACGAAGAAAATCAAAAAGCTAAGAGAGAGATGGAGATAGATTCTGCCCCTGAAATAGCTACTAGAAACAACCAAAAAATGAAGGAACTATATGAAGGTGATCCTAATAAGTGGGTGACATATATAGGCCATGTACATAAAGGGATGAATTGGACTCATAAAAACTTAAAGCCTACTTTTGGCTCGCTGATGGTGCATTATAAGTTAATCCTAAAAGAACACGAACATATAGCTGATGCAGTAATTGCTAATCATTATGTGGAAATTGTATGGAAAAACAAGACAGACTTTGACTATATGTCCTTGAGATTAAATTTCTTTGAATCGTATAACCCTAAATGTATGTATCAATTAAAAATATTTAAACCACTAGGCGAAATGATACCCCAGTTTGAGGGCGAAAAAGAAACTCTAAAAAGCGAAGAAGCTGCATGTAGCAACAAATGGAACGGCTACTATATAGAAGCTAGTCAAGAAGCTTATGATAAGTTGGTAAGGCTAGGGCATAAAGAATCTAATGCTTGGACAACTACTGAAAAATATATTGTAATAGAAGAAGGCAATATATATTTTAATTATGAGTATGAGCCAATAACTTCTAATAGGTTATATTTAATAGACGGAGAGTTCACAGAAACTAAACCAATCAAAACAGTAGATGACTTGTTAGAAAAATGTAATGTATTGACATCCGTACACGATAAAGCAACTATCTCAATAACCGACGATGACGAAGAATATAGAGGTGTATCGGATAGTCGTGGCATGCTCGATGGTTTTGCTTCACTAGGAAGATTTACACCAAACTCGGAAGTTATTTTATATTCTTTAGTGAAGCCTATTGAGCCTAAATGGTATGAAGATGAGAGTAATTTTCCAGCTTTACTAATAGAAGATGATACAAATAATAAGTTCTTGGTTTTTAATGAAGTTAGCCTTAACACACAGTACAAACATAAATATAGACTAGCAACAAAAGAAGAAGTAATGAGTCTCTATTGTGATGGCAAAGAATAAGCATGTCTAGCGGTGGAAGCAATAAAAGAGCAGTAGTAGCTTATGATGGATGTGTTAAACATAAAGAGTATGAGTCTATAAATGATGCTTACATGGACACGGGAGCTTGCCCAAGTGATATTTCTAAATGTTGCAGAGGTAGAAAGAAATCAGCCAGTGGGTATCAATGGCACTATAAGAAAAAGGATTAATATGAAAAGAGTATACAACCTATCAGACTTGCAAGGAAACAGTAAAGCAGAACTTCAAAGAAAGATAGAAAGCGTTCAAACAAACGGAGATCTAACAGTAGAAGAGAAAGACAAGAATATTGATGTGCTAAACATTGCACTCAATGGCGGGGTAAGACACACGAACAAAGATGCGTTAGACTTAATTAAAGAAGTTGAGCCTGATATAGACGATATAGAAGGGAATTAAGATGAAAAAAGAACAAATAATTAAGAATACAGTTACTGACCTAGTAGGTGCTTTTATGTACTACGACAGAAAAGAAGATGAAGATTTGAATCGTGATGACATGGCACAGTTATCTGATGAAGATAAAAAACAAATCGTTGAATGGTTTAGAGAACAGGTAATGAAAAGCTAAAAAAGGATTTAATATGAGTGATTCAGAAGAACAATCAGGTGATATATTAGGTTTCAGAAAGAAGAAGACGAAATAATGCATGACGAATACTTATGTTATAATATGGAAAACAAAAATAGGAAATCAAAATGGCAACAGATGTAACAACAACAATTTCACTTACTGGAACAACTTGGGTTTTAATTTCAACCGTTAAATGCATGGTTCAAAAACCTAATCAAAAAGGAGTGTATATAACTTATTCAGCAGCACTTCCGACAGATACGGATAACTCAGATAGAATAGAGACTCGTGATGCACAAATATATTTAGCTCCTCTTTCTGGTGGAATTTATGCACGAGCATTTAATAAAGATACTTCTATAAGAGTAACAGCCGTATGAATCTAGGGTTATCACTCAAAACAACTGGCTCAATGTCAGATGGTCAATTTGACCCTGTAGAGTTGATAAACTATAGCTGGAATACAACTCAGCCAAAAGTAGATGGGATTAGATACTTGGCTGATATAGGAAGAACACCTTATTTAAATGCAGAACTATTTTATGGAAGAGGTGTTAAGTTCAACGGGGTAGATCAAAATATAATCTCTGGAACAAAGCAACTTACTACACAGAGCGCTTATATTAGTTTTGACTTTAAGCATAATGGAGGAGGATATCTTTTTGATTATGCCGACGGCCTTATTGTATGGTGTTCAGGGAACACACTTAAAGTGTTTGATGGGGTATCTAACCATGACGTTGAGACACTTATCGTTGGGAATCAATACACAGTGCAAGTTAATATCACAGGTGGCAATATTACAGTAATTCTTAACAACGAAGAGAAAATATCTGAAGCAGTTAATACTCTAACGAACGCAATAAGAAGTATCGGGATAGGCTCTTCAAGGAATAACTCTTCATACAGCCCTTCTATAGTTAAGAATTTAGTTTTTATAAATCAAAGTCTAACTCTGGCACAAATAGAAAATCAATACACCTGCCCAGAAAAATTTATATATATAGAAGTTGGAGTGTTAAAGTCACATATTCTTCCACAATCGGTGATAGACAATGTATTAGTTAATATGCCTATGTGTGAAACTGGCAACACTGTAATCGATTTAGTAACAATGATGACCTATCCTATAGCAAACTATACAACAGCAGTAAGAGATAATGCTATTAACTTAAAGAATGGCTTACAAACATGCTTCTGGACAAGAGACGTAAATGGTGTTCCTACTGGGAGTAGCTTTGACAAATTAGAATGTGATGGTATAGGATATGCAGATATACCTACGCATACAGAAACAGTAGATATAACAGTTAGAACTTTTCCATATGATACAGTAGGTGATGTACTAAGCGGCAATGTTAGTCTGCCCGCAAGTGGTTTAATAGTAGAGCAAGAGAATGACGTAATATTGTCATCTCAAGCAGTAAGCGGAGTAATCACAATCGGTAGTGGCTATAAAGGAAACATAAGTATCTATAAGGAAGAATAGCAAGAGATCGAAATAACTCAGCAGAGTTAAGAAAAAACAAATTTTTAAAATAATGGAGAGAGCAGTGAAAAAAATAATAACAACAATAACAATGGTAATAGTTTTTAGCTTAGGGGCTAACGAAACAATGTGTCAGATGTCTACGGACAGCTACTTAAAGAGTGAAAAGCTTTTAGGCTTTGCATATGAGCGCAAAAATGTATTCCAAATCAAATGGCATACTAACAACGCACTAAGAAGTCTTGAACGGGCAATGGTCGAATGTGACCTAAACGAAACTCAAATAGAAGAAGCGAACAAACAACGCAAGAAGCTAATGAATATACTTGAAGCAATTAGTAAGGCTTCATAATGGCAGAGCTAAAAGAAGTTATTCATAAAGAATGCGGAAAGATAGCTATGTACTGTAAAGACAGACAATATTACATCCACGAGTTCCCAAGAGCAGAAGATTTTTTTAAACTAGATAAGTCAGAATGTGTTCCATTTGAAAGAATAGTATGTGGAAGCTGCAAAGAACAAATAGCATTAAGCTTAGACGAATCAACCAATACAGTTTATGCAGGAAGCGGTATGGCATGGAGAATTAAAAATGGCACATAAACCAAAAACCCCAACAGAACCCAAAATAAAGCCTTCCAGGAAACAATTAAGCTTTGATAGCCCCGGCAAGCTTGAATACTTTATTTATATTTTTTTAACAATTTCGTTTTTAGTTGGGTTGCATTATGGCTAAGTTATCAGATAGACAGAAGATCAAGATAAAAGCTAAATGGGATACAGGACAATACACTAAAGTAGCACTAGCAAAGACTTATAAAGTTAGTGATGTAATGATAGGCAAAATAGTCGGAAGCGAACAGCCTAAGAATTCCCATATTGTCGAAGCCCAACTCTATATAGAAAATGTTAAAAAGTTAGAGAAAAGTTCGACAGAAATACAAGCAATCAATCAAGCAGTAGACAATAAGATAAAAGAACAATTAAGTATTGATAATAAACGAATTAAGATAGACCAAACAACTGATAAGATACTAGAAAAAGTTAACGAGCTGCTAGACAAAGGCAAAAAGCAGATAGTGATGAAAGTTAAGGAATACAGCAAAGAGAATGGAAGCTCTGAAAGCCTTGATGTTATAGATGTTGATTTAGATACAAGCGATTTTAAGAACATGCAAGACACCGTTGATAAAGCAAGTATAACAAACAACACTAATCAAAGACACGCCAATAGCCAAGTAGTAGTAAACAATCAAAACAACCTACAACAAAACGCAACCGTTGAACTAAGCGAAGAAGATGCAATGAAGAAAGCCCTTGAATTAGGAGTGACACTATCAGCGCTTACAGACCATTAACTTATGCACAATTGGAAGCAATATACAATTACAAAGTAGTTAAAGCACGAAATGACTTTTTGCAGTATAGAAAGCTAATCAATCCAAGGTTAAAGGTTAACTGGTTTGTAGAGGGGTTGGCAGAAGAACTTCAAACATTTTATGATGACCTTGTAGCAGGCAAGAAGCCTATGCTAATAATAGAAGCTCCACCACAACACGGGAAGAGTGAAGCGATAACTGACTTTTTATCATGGGTAGCTGGAAAGAATCCAAATTGCAAAACTATATTTGCATCATTTAGTGAAAGATTAGGTGTAAGGGCTAACTTAAAACTTCAAAGGATATACACAAGAAAAGTATATATAGATATATTTCCAAAAACTATAATAAATATTAAAAATGTTGTTACTGGAACAAGCTATCAAAGAAACCGTGAAATACTTGAATACGTTGACAAGGAAGGATACTTTAGAAATACAACTGTTCAAGGAAGTATTACTGGAGAATCGCTTGATTTAGGGGTAATCGATGATCCATTAAAAGGTCGAGAAGCTGCTAACTCTGAAACAGTTAGAAACAAAACATGGGATTGGTTCACAGATGATTTCTTTACACGCTTTAGTGAAAACGCTGGTTTCTTAATGATTCTTACTAGATGGCATATAGATGACCCAGCAGCAAGATTAATCAAAGAGGATTCAAGTGTTAAAGTTTTAAAGTATAAAGCTATTGCAGAAGAAGACGAAGAACATCGACTTGAAGGTGAAGCGTTAATCCCCGAACATAAATCAATAGACTTCCTGTTAAAGCGTAAAAAGATAATGGGTGAAAACTTTGAAGCATTGTATCAGCAGAACCCAGTTGCAAAAGGTGGGAATCTTCTTAAGACTGAATGGATTAAATATATAAGCCGTGAAGCAGTAGATAGTATCTTGTTTGAGAAGAGATTTATCACAGTAGATAGTGCCTTGAAAGATAAAGAAAAGAATGACTATACGGTTTATTCTAGCTTTGGGGTATTTGAGAATAGAGCCTACTTGCTTGATATGTTCAGAGGCAAGCCAAGAAGTAAAGAACGTGAAGTAACTGCAAAAGCATTTTACCAAAAGCATAATAAGTATCCATTTCAAGGAATGTTCATAGAGCAAAAGGCATCAGGCATTGATTTGTTTCAAAGAATGAAAGATGATGGCGATATGGTTTTTGAAGTTGAAAGAAATACAGATAAAATCTTTAGAGCGGAAAACATAACACCTTACTTAGAGATATACGGACTATATGTTGTGAATGATTTGCCAACGATGAATGAGTTCTTAAACGAGTTTCAAACATTCCCTAATGGAAAACATGATGATATGGTTGATACTTTAATCGATGGAGTGGAATTAACTTATATGAATCAACCGTTTGATTACGGAAGCATAGTGTAAATGCACTTTTAATATATCTTTAATAATACTAATGGTATACTATCAGTATATTATTACAGCAAGGATATATAAATGCAAATCAAAGTAACTGATAAAACACATAAAAAACTCAAAGAGATTAGTGAAGAGCTAGGAATGCCGATGAGTCAAATTATTGCAATGTTCTGCAATCAATGGATAAAGGACAACAAATGAAAGTTGAATTTAAAAAAGTTGTAGAGATTGAGGGTTTAGGTCTTTTTAAATGTGAAAGTGAGTGGGAAGAGTTCTCAAAATGGGATTGCATTAATGATAGTCTTAAAACATTTGTGAGTGTTGATGTAGATAAAAGCAATATTCTTGTTAGTCTTTTTGGTAGCGATTCAGATGGAAAGAATGAACTAAATATTGTGATTGCAAGCAGCAGGATAAGTGATTTTTTAAATCGGGACAAGGATAAAAAATGAGCAATACAGGATTTTCCCCAACAAAAGAAAGACCGTTAAACATCAACAAGAGCGCGCCCCTTAAAGCAATAGAAATAGCAAATGTGACAGAAGAACAATTAGAAAAGCACTATAATAGAACAGTAGTATCTAGGATAGCTTTTGATAAAGTGAGACCCAACTATTATGAAGTTAAGTCCGAAAACAAAAATCCAATGATAAACCACTATAAACAATGGTTACTTCAACAAGGCTTTTTATATATTGTAATCCCTAATTAAAATTTA